GCGAACGGCTACTGATGCGCCTGATTCTGTCGATCGCCGTGCTGGCCGTGGCTGGCTGCACCACCGCGCCCACAAAGCCGGTCATGCCGCAGACGGTGCAGGTAGTCGTCACACGCTACATCCCCGTGCCTGATGCGCTCACCGCGCCGTGCACCATCGCCCAGCTCACCACCGCAACCGGCTTCGACGCGCTGGCTGTGGGCCATGCCCGCGGTGTGAGCCTGGCCGACTGCAACCGACGCATGCGCGCTATTCGCGCCCTTCACTGACAGGAAAATCCCATGTCTCTTCAATACTCCGTCGCCGTGCGCGACGAAAAGGCAGTCATCATGCCAGCCGAAAAGACCGCAGCCTGACCCATGAACCGGCAGCAAACCACCCACCGCGTCTCACGTTGCTATGACGATACGGTGACGTGCTACGTGCGCGATGATGTCGGCCCGGTGTATCTCACAGGAAAGACCCTGACGGCCAGCATCCGGCATTACTCCACGGACCCGACTTGGGGATGGGATTACGCCCTGAACTACGGGCGCCGCGTGCTGACCACTTCGGTCGCCACGCAGGGAGCCGTGGGAACGGTGACTTTCCCGCTGACCATCGATCAGATGCGCCGCATGTACTCGACCCTGTACCGCTTCGACATCGACGCAGACGGGCAGCGTGTCTACACGGCGCTGGTGGAGATTGAGTGATGCCTGCCGGGCGACCGAGTGACTACAAACCAGAGTACTGCGAGCAGGTTATCGAGATGGGCCGGCTCGGCAAGTCCATCGTGCAGATGGCGTGTGGGCTTGACGTTGTACGCAACACACTGGACAACTGGGCTGCAGAGCACCCCGAATTTTTGAGTTCCTTTACACGCGCGAAGCAGCTTTCGCAGGACTGGTGGGAGAACGCCGGCCAGACCGGGATGCTTACTCCGGGCATGAACGCTGGCATCTGGTCCCGGTCTATGGCTGCCCGCTTCCCTGAGGACTACACAGAGCGCCAGAAACGCGAGCTGACGGGCGCAGGTGGCGGCGCTATCCAGCAAGTTCACCGCATCGAGCGCGTCATTGTTGACCCGAAGGCGTGAGCACCATTCAAATCCCGACAGCGCGGGCATTTGTCCCGCTGCTTAGGGCGAGTCGATACAAGGGGGCGCACGGGGGGCGGGGTTCGGGAAAGTCCCATTTCTTCGCTGAGTCACTGGTGGAACGCTGTGCGATGCAGGAGGGCTTGCGGGCCGCTTGTGTCCGTGAAGTGCAGCGCAGCCTCAAGAACTCCGTGAAGCTGCTGGTGGAGGACAAGGTTAGGACGCTGGGCCTTCCCGGCTTCGAGATATTGGACGCAGAGATCCGCACACCGGGCGGCGGCGTCATCATCTTCCAGGGCATGCAGAACCACACGGCGGACTCCATCAAGTCGCTGGAAGGGTTCGATGTCGCATGGGTCGAGGAAGCGCAAAGCCTGAGCCAGCGCAGTCTTGACCTGTTGCGCCCCACCATCCGCAAACCCGGCTCTGAGCTGTGGTTCAGCTGGAACCCAAACAAGGCTACCGATCCGGTAGACCTTCTGCTACGTGGGGAGCATCCGCCAGCCGACTGCGTGGTGGTCGAGGCGAACTACTCCGATAACCCGTGGTTGCCGGCTGAGCTGCTGGCTGAAGTACAAGGCGACCTTGCACGCGACCCGGACAAATTCGCGCATGTGTGGGGCGGTCAGTACGCGCAGAACTCGCAGGCACGCATCTTCCGCAACTGGAAGGTGGAGGCATTCGAGCCGCCTGCAGACGCCATCCACCGCTTTGGTGCTGACTGGGGCTTTGCGGTTGACCCTAGCGTGCTGATCCGCTGCCATAACGACGGCCGCACGCTGTACGTGGACCGGGAAGTGTGGGAGATCGGCTGCGAGATCGACAAGACGCCGGCCCTGTTCGACCAGATCGAGGGGAGCCGTAATTGGCTGATCCGCGCCGACTCGGCGCGACCTGAGACCGTGAGCTACATGCAGCGGCAGGGCTTCAAGATCATCCCGGCGCTCAAGGGTCCGGGCAGCATCGAGGACGGCATCGAGTTCCTGCGTTCCTTTGACATCGTGGTGCATCCGCGATGCGTGCATGTGATCGAGGAACTGTCCAGCTACAGCTACAAGACCGACCCGCACACGGGCGACATCCTGCCGCTGCTGGATGACAAGTACAACCACACGATTGACGCGCTGCGGTACGCGCTGGAAGAACTACGCCGTTCCGGTTGGCGACCACCAGCGGCAGCGGCCCAGCCACGCAAGCCCGACGACTACGGCGACGCCGACGAGGATGAGGATTCATGGAAAACCGCGTAACGGACTTCGAGCCGACGGGACTGGACGCCGTGATTCAGCGTATCCGCGACCAGGTTGCGCCCAAGTGGGCCGGCTGGGCGATCACCACGCATGTACGCGAGGTAGAGGGCGAAAACCCTGCCATTGGCCTGTCTTTCTTCCGCGACGGCAAGGTGAAGCGTTACCCGTTCTGGATGCGCCCTGGCACCAAGGAAAGCGCCGCCCTTCGTTACTTTGCCAAGGCGTCACCGAATGACTAAGGCGACCGCGAAGGCGACGGACGATGACGGCCTGACGCGGCTGCTGGACCAGTTCTGCGAGGCTGACTCCGAAACGCGTAGCGAGCGTGCGTCTTCCGAGAAGTGCCGCGACTACTACGACGGCAAGCAACTTACCGACGCCGAGATTGCCACGCTGGAGAAGCGCCGGCAGCCCATCGTCATCAGCAACCGCATCGCGCCCAAGATCGACGCACTGCTGGGCCATGAAAAGCGCCTGCGCACGGAGCCGAAAGCTTACCCGCGCACACCGCGACAGGAAGATGAGGCTAACAGCGCAACGGACGCCATCCGCTTCGTCTGCGATGCAAACAACTTCGACTCGATCCGCTCCACGGCAGCGGAGAACGTGTTCATCGAGGGCATCGGGGCCATCACCGTCACGGTCACGATGCAGAACGGCCAGCCGGACATCAAGCTCACGCCCGTGCCGTGGGACCGCTTCTACCGTGACCCGCACAGCCGCGCCCGCGACTTCAAGGATGCGAGCTACATGGGCGTTGTCCTGTGGATGGATGACGACGACGCGCAGACGATGTTCGCCGGCAAAGGGGACATCATCGCCGCGTGTTACTCCGAAGGCGTGAGCGACACGTTTGACGACCGCCCCAAGGTGGAATGGAGCGACAGCAAGCGCCGACGCATCCGCGTCCTGCAGCACCGCTATCGCAACAAGGGGCAGTGGTGGACGGCGATCCTGTGCAAAGGCGGCTTCCTGCGCGACCCGCAGGTTTCACCGTATGTGGACGAGTACGGCACGCCAGTGTGCGACCTGCTGGCGGTCAGTGCCTACATCGACCGCGAGAATCGCCGTTACGGCATCGTGCAGCGTCATATCAGCCCGCAGGATGAGATCAACAAGCGCCGCAGCAAGGCGCTGCATCTGCTGAACTCGCAGAAGATCATCGCGGAAAAGGGTGCTGTGGCCGACATGGCGCAGGCACGACGCGAGGCAGCGAGGCCGGATGGGTTCATCGAAGTTACGCCCAACATGCGGTTTGACCTCGTGGACAAACAGGAACTTGTCTCGGGCCAATTCCAGTTGCTGCAGGAGTCCAAGTCGGAGATCGACGCATCGGGGATTAATCCGGCATTGGCTGGCGACCAGAGCGCGCCGTCTGGCCGCGCGCAGGAGATGCTGGTAAGCGGTGGGCTGATGGAAATGTCCACCATGTTCGAGGCCATCCGCCTGTGGTCATGGGACGTGTACCGCCAGATCTGGTATCGCATTCGCCAGTACTGGACCGAGGAACGCTGGGTCCGCGTCACTGATGACCAGCGGAACCTGCGCTGGGTTCAGATGAACAAGCCCGTGACACTGGCCGAGCATTTGCAGCAGCAGGCGCAGCAGGGACAGCCCCAGCAACCCGGACAGCCGCCACAAGGCCCACAAGGCCCGCAAGGCCCGCAATTCAGCTGGTCCGGTGCACCGCCCACCGATCCGAACGACCCGCGCATGCAGCAGGTGATCCGCATCGAGAACCAGGTGAGCGATCTCGACGTTGACATCATCCTAGAAGACGCACCTGAGTCCGTGACGCTGCAGAGCGAGCAGTACCAGGCACTCATCGACCTGAAAAAGATGGACCCGAACGCCATCCCGACCAGGGCGATCATCGAAGCGTCCAGCCTGCGCAATAAGGACGCGATTTTGGAGAGCATGGATCAGGGCGGGATTCCGCCGCAGGTTCAGCAGCAAATCCAGCAGTTGCAGCAACAGTTGCAGCAGGCCCAGCAAGAGGCGCAGACGCAGCAGGCGAAGATGGCCAAGGTGCAGATCGACGCCGAACGCGACCAGAACAAGAACAACATCGAGTGGCAGAAGCTCTCCGTGCAGCAGTACGAGGCCGAAACCGCCCGCATGGTGGCGCTCAAGCCTGACCCGCTGACTGCTGTGCCTGATGGATGGACCACGGACCCGCAAACACCGGGACCGAACGCACACGCAGCCCTGACAGCCGTAGCGCCGCAGATGCCCGGATTCCCTGCCGGCTGATCCCACCCAACACGCCAAACGCGACCGCCCACGAGGCGGTTTTTTATTGCCCAGCTTTTGCTGCATGACGCAGCACCGGACGCGTCCGGTCAACGCGAGACGTGACGACAACGCAAGGTCGATGAGGTGAGTAATGAGCGAAGAAACACGGGATTTTCTGGACGGGTTTACCGACGAGCCTGCGGTGGTATCGGAAGCGGATGACACTCCCGCCGCCGAGACGCCCGAGGTAACGCCGAAAACGGTCGAAGTTCCACCCGCTGCCCCCGAAGCAGCCGCACCAGCGCCGACGGCTGATGCACCCCACGCAGAGGAACGCGTGCCACTCGCTGCACTGAAGGCGGAACGCGAAAAGCGACAAGAACGCGACAGGGAGTTGCAAGCCGAGCGACAGGCACGGGCCGAACTGGAGAAGCGTCTGCAGACGCAGGCACAGCCAAGCCCGGAGATATGGGCAGACCCTGACGCATTCGTGCGCCAGCGGATGCAGGTGGTCGAGCAGCAATCCAACCAGCGGCTGTATGCCGCGCTGGAAGACCAGGCCAAGTCAACGCACCCGGACTACGACGACATGCTCGCCGTAGTGCAGGAGCACGCGCAGGCCAATCCCGCCATCTCCCAGCAGATTTTCGCCGCCGCGAATCCTGCGATGGCTGCCTATCAACTCGGCAAGCGGATTTCTGAGTTCAAGCAAATGGAAGACCCAGCGGCCTACCGGGAAAAGATTCGCGCCGAAGCACGGGCCGAATTTGAAGCCGAGGCCACCGCGAAAGCCGCTGAGAGACAGAAAGTCGCCGCTGCACTTCCGCCAGACCTGACTGCTGTCCGCAACGTCGGCGATTCCGCCGCGCTTGCATCCACGAATCCCGTTGACGAACTCTTCCCGAGGTAACACAAAATGACTGCCACTGTCGCATCGGCTGCTGTACGGGCCAAACAATTCCAAGACACCTTTTTCACGGAGTACGTCCGTGATAGCCGCTTCAAGCGGTACATGGGTTCCGGCGAGAATGCCATCTTCCAGGTCAATCGCGACCTGAGCAAGAAGAAAGGCGACGCCATCACCTTCAATCTGGTTGGTGCGCTGGATGCCTCCAGCTACAACGACGGATCGAGCGCCTTGGTGGGCAACGAAGTCGCCCTGCCGAACGATGGCTTCCAGTTGACCGTGGGTGTGGTGCGCCAGGCCACCGTGGTCAACGTGATGGAAGATCAGGCGTCGGCGTTCGACATCAAGCAGGCGGCGCGTACCTCGCTGAAGCTGCTGGCCATGACCCTGCTCAAGAACGCCATCGTCTCAGCGCTTGGCAGCATCAACGGCGTGGCTTTCGGCACCGCCAATGCCACGCAGCGCAACGCGTGGACGGCGGCGAACGTGGATCGTGTGTTGTTTGGCAGCGCCATCGCCAACTACAACGCCACACACGCCACCGCGCTCAATAACGTCACTGTTGGCATGACGCTTAATCGGGCTACCGTATCGCTGCTCAAGCGTCGCGCGCAGAGCGCAAAGAACGTGAACGGTAACGGTATCCGCCCGTTCGTGTATGGCGAGGACGAAGAGACGTACGTCCTGTTCGCTGGTGTGGGCTCGTATCGTGACCTTAAGGCCGATCTTTCCACGGTCTTCGAGAATGCCCGTGAACGTGCGAACACCAACCCGCTGTTCACTGGCACGACCTCGCTGTACTGGGACGGCGTCGTGATCCGCGAAATCCCCGAAATCGCCGGCTTCAACAACACCGCCGCCACCCCAATTCCGGTGGCTCCGGTGTACCTGTGCGGTGCGCAGGCGCTGGCGATTGGCTGGGCGAAAACCACGCAGATCGTGCTCCGCAAGGAAGACGATTACGAGTTCCAGCGTGGCGTTGGCTTCATGGAAATCCGTGGCGTGGCGAAGATCACCTACGGCCAGAGCGGAACCCCGAAAGACTGGGGCATGGTGACCGGCTTCGTCGCCGCTGCACCGGACGCTTAACCAGCAACACGCACGACCTTGGGGCGGCAGCAATGTCGCCCCTTTCTATTTGGAGCAGGCATGGCGACTTATACGCGTGACGACTTGCGAGACGCCGTGCTGCAAGAGCTTGGCGTGCTGGATGTGCAGACGGACCCGACGCCCGAAGAGGCGAAGCGTGGAACCGCGCGCTGCCAGCAGCAGCTTGAATACCTGTATGACCAGGGGCTGATTCCGTTCGATCTTGATGGGGAGATTCCTGCCCGTTACTTCGTGCCGCTGACGCAGTTCATCGCCTACGCGCTGGCCCTTCCCTACGGCGTGACCAATCGCGCGCAGGCGCTTGCCTCCAACTCGCAAGGAGCCATGGTGGCGCTGAGCAAGCTCAAGGCGGGACGCTACATGGGCGAGGCGCAGCAGGCGGAATACTTCTGATGTCGCGATGGACCGACGCCACCGTAGTTGGCAGTTGCTACGCCGATGACGCTTTGCCGTGGTCGCATCAGGAGACGATCAATTACCTGCTGGTGAAGGCAGAAGCCAGAGGAACGCGCAGCGCGAGCAAGTTGCGCGGTGTGCCGGGCATGGTGAAGTTCAGCCAGCTGGACAATGCGCCGATCCGTGGCATGCATGACGTAGAAGGTCTGCTTCTGGTGGTGTGCGGACGCACGCTGTACAGCGTTGACACCAAAGGTAACTCGACCAGCATCGGCACGATTCCCGGCGTGGCGCGCGTGTCAATGGCGCACAACCAGATCACGGGAGGCAATGAGGTGGCGATTGCCAACGGGCAGTCGGGCTACGTTTACAACACCGTGACCGGACAGCTGACGCAGATCAGCGATGACGCCTTCCCCGGAGCGATAAGTTTCGACTACGTGGACAGCTACATCACGGGCATTGAACCGGGCCGGCGTTTTGCCTACATCTCGGATCTTGCCAACGCGACCAGCTACAGCACGCTGGATTACTACGAGGCGGAAGGGTCGCCAGATGCCCTGGTTGGCCAGATCGTCACCCATCGCGAATGGTGGTTGTTCGGCACCCGCACGATTGAGCCGTACATCAATACCGGAGCCGCGACAGGCACGTTCCAGCGCCAAGCCGGCATGGTCATCGAGCGCGGTGCCGCTTCCACGTTCGGCATTGCCAATCTCGACAATTCCCCGTTTTGGGTGGGTGATGACGGCATTGTGTACCGCGCCAATGGCTACACGCCGCAGCGCATCTCCACCATGCCCGTCGAACAGGCGCTGTCCGCGTGCAATCTCGCGCAGTGCTTCGCCTTCACGTTCGAGGATCAGGGCCACAAGGTCTTTTACATCACCTGCCCGGACGGCAAGACGTTCGGCTATGACGTGGCCAGCGGGGAGTGGCACCGCCGCAAGTCAGATGGGATGGACCGCTGGCGCATCAATGCACTGGTGAAGTCAAACGGAAAGTGGGTTGCCGGCGACTACGCCAATGGCAAGCTGTACGTGCTGGACTGGGCCACACAGGACGAAGACGGCGCCATCCTGGAGCGCAGGCGTATTACGGGCGTCCTGAACGATGCGCAGAATAACGTCATCGTCAACGGCGTTGAGCTGGTGATTGATACGGGCGTTCGCGATGAATCCAAAGTGTTTTCAGGCACGCCAACGGACCATCTTGCGATCAGTGGCACCCTTCCGCAAGGCTTGGTTAATGGCACGGCGGATTTCACCTATGTGACTTCGGGCGGTACGGCGCCACGCGTCGTTTCCCTGCAAGATGGCGCGCTCCCCACGGGGCTGAGCATCGACAGCGGAGGCCACGTTACAGGGACATACACCGCTTACGGAACGTTCTCCTGGGTGACACAGGTGCAGGACGCGGCCGGCTCGATAGCTACCGTGTCGCAGACCATGACCGTGTTCGCCAAAGTCATCGCGGATGTCGATTTCAACACGGGAAGCCTGACATACGACAAGGTTGGGCGAACGTGGACGGTGGATAGCGCCGTCATCAAGGACAAGTTCGGCAATCAGCCGGTGACCATGCCGGCGGCGGTGTCCTCGCCATCCGTTTCAGGCATGGCGATGTCGCTGACGCCTGATACCAATACCACCGGGACATACGACTACCAAGGAACCGAAAACGTTGGCATCGAATCGCCGCTCGGCGCGGATGCCATCGGCGCAGGTGTGGATTTCTGTGTAGAGCTTGACGCTCGACTCAATCTGTACAGCGACGCCAACAACAACTCGCGGACCTTCCTGTGCATTGAGACGTTCGGGGAGCGCATGACGTTTGGCGCACGCCTGGGCGCCACCGTGCCGATGGAAAACACCATCATGCCGCTGGGGCTGACGCAGACATTGTGGGCGCCTCCCATATTGGCTAGAGGGGCATATTTCCACTTTGCCGTGACACGCGCTGGTGACGTGCTTTCGTGCTGGTACAACGGCGCGAGATATGCACAGTACACAGGAGCATCGACCCTGAACATCACCAGCGCAAGCCGGATGGTGGTCGGTAACGGCCTGGGCAACTCTTCGACCACCGTAGGGTGGCCCGGACAGGTGGACAACGTGTACGCCATCCGTGGCTGGGCCAAATACGCATGACCTACATCGATTTCCGCTACAGCAAGGATGGTGGGCGCAACTGGGCGAACTGGCGCAAGTTGCCCATGGGTAACACGGGCGATTTCGTAAGGCGGCTGCAGATGCGCAGTCTCGGGCAGGGTCGCCAGTGGGTGTTTGACATCCGCGTCACCGATCCGGTCAAGGCGGACATCCTCACGGCAAGCTGGCAACTGGAGCAATGCGATGGGTGAGTCTCGCCGCAAGCTTGAACAGGGATCGAGCCTCGTTCCGCTGGGGAATGTTCCATCGCTCGCCATGATCCAGGCGTTCGAGGGCGAACTGCGCAAGCTCCCGCAATTGGAAGCGCAGACCACGCACCACTTCGCGGAAGGGCTGTACGGGCGCGAGTTGTTCATCCCTGCCGGCGCCGTGCTGACTGGAAAAATCCACAAGGGGCAGCACCTCAATTTCTTGATGCAAGGTGACATCACGGTATGGACGGAGCAGGGCATGAAACGCCTGCAGGCTCCGGCTGTGATCGTATCTGAACCAGGTACAAAACGCGTCGGCTATGCCCATGCGGACACCATTTGGGTCACGGTGCACGCCTCGCACGAAACCGACCTCGACAAGCTCGAAGAAGAACTGATTGTGCCGGAGACGGCAGCCATTACTACAGAGGATGACGCGCTATGTCTTGGGCAGCAGTAATTGTTGGCGGTAGCGCGTTGATTGGGGGCGCGGTTTCGTCCAATGCGCAGAAGGGCGCGGCGAACAAGGCCTCCAATGCCTCGCAAAGCGCAACGCAGCAGGCCATCGCGCAACAGAACCTGAACTATGACCGCACGGCGACCAATCTCAGCCCCGGCATCACGGCTGGAAATAATGCGCTGGGTCAGATGCAGTCGCTCAATTCGGGCGATTATTCCAGCTTCAATGCCTCCCCTGATTATCAGTTCACGATGGACCAGGGGCTGCAGGGGCTTGACCGTAGCGCGGCATCTCGCGGTGGCCTGTACTCGGGTCCT